GGCGGAATGAAAGTTTCTACTATTACAAATATTGCAGGCGCAACATTTTTAATAGATAAGTAGGAGTTTTAATGGCTACGATCACTTATACAGTCACTGTAGCAAGTGGCACTAACCAATATGGCACTGGTAATAAATTTTATATTAACGGTGAAGTAAGTCCTGTCCTTTATTTAGAGGAAGGTAATACATATATATTTGATCAGTCTGATTCTACAAACGCTACACACATTTTAGCATTTTCTAGAAACCCAAATAACGATCCAGCAGCCGCTTACACAACTGGAGTTACAACCACTGGAACACCAGGAACAGATGGTAAAACAACAATTGTTGTTGCACCTGTTAAAAAAACTGGTGCACCAGTTTTATTTTATTACTGTACTGTACATAGTGGCATGGGTAGTTCAGCTCAAACCATTTCACCAACTTCAGGTGTATCAGAATTTGACCCTACAATTGATGATGTAATTGAAGAGGCGTTTGAAAGAACAGGATTTGTAGGTGCAAGAACTGGTTATCATTTAAAATCTGCTAGAAGATCTTTAAATATTTTATTTCAAGAATGGGGAAACAGAGGTGTTCATTTATGGAAGGTAAAATTAGCCTCAGTTCCTTTAGTTGAAGGACAAGCTGAATATAATTTTGCAAGTGACTCATCAAATTTTCCAGATGATATCAGTGATATATTAGAAGTTTATGTTAGAAATAATACAACAGCGACTGCGCCTGTTGATACTACGATGACAAAAATAGATAGATCTGCATATGCAGCTTTACCAAACAAATTATCAAAAGGCACACCCTCACAATATTATGTAGAGAGAAAAAAGAATCCAAGTATATTTTTATATACAACACCAAGTTCGAGTTTTTCAGGATCTAATTATCAATTAAAATTTTATTACTTAGCTAAAATACAAGATGCAGGTCGTTATAATTATACTGCTGATGTTGTAAATAGATTTTTACCTTGCATGATGTCAGGTCTTGCATATTATTTAGGTCAAAAATATTCACCAGAAAGAAGTCAAGAATTGGAAAGAAGATATGAAAGTGAATTATTAAGAGCACTTGATGCCGATAATGAAAACACTTCAACTTATATATCACCACAAACATTTTATGGAGACGGAGTATAATGCCATTTTCTAGAGGTAAATATGCAAAAGCAATATCAGACCGATCAGGTCAAGAGTTTCCGTATAATGAAATGGTAAAAGAATGGAATGGAATGTTTGTTCATACTTCAGAGTATGAAGAAAAACACCCACAGTTAGAACCGAAACCTAAAGGGTCAGATGCACAAGGATTATTAAATGCAAGACCAGCTAGAACAGAAACAGCTGTTCCTCACTTATTACCTTTAAATCCATTTACAATAACAAATGCTTCTTCTGTAGTTTCTGTAAATGAACCTAATCATGGAAGATCAACAGGAGATACAGTAAGATTTAGAGACTCAATAAATTTATCTAATATTACAGCTGATACAATTAATTCTAGTTCAGGATATTCAATTACAAAAACAGATGATAATAATTACACATTTAATTCTGGAACAACGGCAAACACAACATTAACAGGAGGCGGTGGTTCTGCATCAGCAGGTCCCGTAACAGTAACTAACTAATGGCATACACACTTTCTAATTTACAAACTGATATAAGAAATTACACAGAAGTTGACAGCAATGTATTATCTGACAGCGTTCTATCAAGACTTATTCAAAATGCTGAAAGCAAGATTTACAGAGAAGTAGATTCTGATCAAGATAGATTTTACGCTACATCAAATTTAATTATAGGTAATAGATATGTGACTATTCCATCTGATTTAAGATTAATTAGATCTGTTCAGCTCAAAAATTCTGCTGGAGATCAGTTTTATTTAGAGCAAAAAGATACTACTTACATAGCTGAATATTACTCAGATCCTGGAAATAGCTCTGTTGACATACCAAAATACTATGCGAATTGGGACGCTAATTTTTGGGTAGTTGCTCCTACACCTGATCAAACCTATGAAATTACACTAGCCTACAATAAACAACCTACTAGTATTACTACAGATACTACAGGGACTTATCTGTCTAATAAATATCAAGATCTTTTATTATACGCATGCCTTGTAAATGCATATGGATACTTGAAAGGACCGGCAGATATGTTACAATACTATTCACAGGCTTATGAAAAAGCTTTACTATCGTACGCGATCGAACAACAAGGTCGTAGACGCCGAGACGAATATCAAGATGGGGTTATTCGTACCGTTTTGGAATCTAAAAATCCATCAAGTGCAAAATAAGGAGATAACACATGGCAAACATTGTACCATTCAGTTTTAAAGGTGAATTAGCATCAGGCACGCATAATTTTGCATCTGGTGGTAACACTTTTAAATTAGCATTGTACACAGCAAATCCGTACACAACATCAAGCACGACTAAAGTAGCAACTAACGAAGTTAGTTCTGCAGGTGGTAGTAACTACACAGCAGGTGGAAATACTTTAACAGGTCAATCAGTAACAGCTACAACAGCTACAACTGCAATTGACTTTGCAGATACGTCTTGGTCTAGTGCAACTTTCACAGCAGCGTTTGGAGCTATTTATGATACTAGCGCTTCTGATAAGTTAGTTGTAGTTTTGGATTTTGGTGGTAATAAGACGGCAACAAACGGAACGTTTACAATAGCGTTTCCTGATCCGGCTACACCAAGCAATGCGATTATAAGTATAACATCATAAGGAGATTAAATGGCTTTAGTAATAAATGATAGAGTAAAAGTAACAAGTACAACTACTGGTACAGGTGCGATGGCACTTGGAGCAGCAGCAACTGGTTTTGAAACTTTTGCACAAGGTATTGGAAATAACAATACGACTTACTATTGTATATTTAATCAAGGAACAAGTGAATTTGAAGTTGGTCTAGGTACATTAGATGGATCAAGTGCAAATCTAACTAGAACTACAGTTATCTCTAGTTCTAATTCAGATTCAGCGGTTGATTTTTCTGCTGGAACTAAAGATGTATTTTGTACATTACCAGCTAGCAAATCGGTTTATCTAGATGCATCAGATAATCCAGTAGGAGCAGCAAGCAACGGTTTTGCATTAGCGATGGCGGTTGCATTATAAGGAAAAAATATGGCACAAGATTTTAGAAACGTATTAGTTAGAACAATTGGAACATCAGATACTACATTGTTAGCAGGTGGAAACTACGATGCAGTTATTGGAATTAGATGTTGTAATATTTTAACATCAACAATTGCTATTGATGTTAAGATCGCTAAAGGCGGCGCTGACTACTTCCTTGCAAAAGGAGTTGTCATACCACCTAATTCTGCTATTGAATTAATTCAAGGCGGAGCAAAAATTGTTTTAGCTAGTGGTGATACGTTAGAGGCAGTCTCTGATACGGCGAGTAGTTTAGACGTGGTTCTTTCGTACATCGATACAATTAGTTCGTAGGAGAAATTATGACGGCAATAATAAATGGCATTCAATATATTGGAGGTCAAACAGCGCCAAATGAGTTTATACCAAATCAAGCGGCAACGATTGATGGAACCCAAACTGTTGAAAATGCAGTTCTTGCAGGACCAATTACTATTCCTGCTACAATAACAGTAACAGGGACGTTGGTGGTAGTTTAATGAGTAAAATAAACGTAAATCAAGTTGATACACAATGCGGATCTACACTAACTTTAGGTTCGTCAGGTAAAACTGTAACACTTGCAAGTGGTGCATCTCAATCAGGTTTTGGTCGTACTGGAACTGTAGATTGGTGTACAACAGCTAAAACATCTCCGTTTACTGCAACTAGCGGTGATGGTTTTTTTGTGAATACAAGTGGGGGTGCAGTAACTGTTACACTACCAAGCTCACCATCTGCTGGTGATATAGTCTCTATTAAAGATTATGCAGGAACTTTTGGTTCAAATAATCTTACAATCGGTAGAAATGGTTCTAAAATAGGTGGTTTATGTTTAGATGCTACAGTTGATACTGCTGGTGATTCTATTACTTTAATTTATGTTGATGGAACACAAGGATGGTTAAATATTCAAACAGATGATACTATTCAAGGACAATCTTTTGTTGCAGCGACAGGTGGTACAGTTACTACTTGTGGAAACTTTAAAATTCACACATTTACAGCAGACGGATGTTTTGCGGTAACAGATGCAGGGACTCCCTCAGGATCAAATTCAGTTTCATATTTAGTAATAGGTGGTGGAGGATCAGCAGGAGGTTGGGCTCCAGGTGGAGGTGGTGCTGGTGGATTTAGAGAAGGAAAAGCTGTAAATAATGGAAATCCAGATAGTTATACAGCTAGTCCTTTAGCAGCAGCAAGTGGTGTTCCTGTCTTGGCTCAAACATATCCTATAACAGTGGGTGCTGGAGGTGCAGGACAACCCTACCCAAGTAGAAATTCAACAACAAAAGGTTCAAATTCAGTATTTAGTACAATAACATCAGCAGGTGGAGGTGTAGGTGCGCCTAACGATGCTTTTCCTGGACATGATTCAGGTGCAACTGTTGGAAATGGTGGGTCAGGTGGTGGTTCCACTGCATCACCAACTACAGTTGGTCAAGGAAATGAACCACCAGTTTCACCACCTCAAGGCAATAATGGTGGTCAAGGTGGAACAGGTGGTGGTGCAGGTTATTTTGGTGGAGGCGGTGGTGGTGCAGGTGCAGTTGGAAGTAATGCAGGTCCACCTAATGATGCAGGTCCAGGTGGTGCAGGTTTAGCTTCTTCTATAAATGGAACTCCAACTTTAAGAGCAGGAGGTGGAGGTGGAGGAAACGTTGCAACTGGTTCTTCAACAGGAGGTCCAGGAGGTGGCGGAGGTTCAACTCCATCAGGATCATCAAGCGGAACAGCTAATACAGGTGGTGGAGGTGGTGGATCTTATGCCCCAACTCCAACAGGAACTTCTGCTGGAGCAGGTGGGTCAGGTGGGTCAGGAGTAGTAATAATAAGATATAAGTTTCAATAGGTAAATTATGGCAAGTATAATTAAAACAGATAACATACAAAAAGTTTCAGACGATTCTAACATCATTAAAAAATGTGGATCAACAATTACAGTTGGTTCAAGTGGAGCAACTGTTGCGTTAGCGTGTGGAGCTTCTCAAACAGGTTTTGGTACTCCATCTTCATCAGTATTGTGGTGTACAACTGCAAAAACTTCTCCTTTTACGGCAGCAGATAAAGTAGGATATTTTGTAAATACGTCTGGCGGAGCAATAACAGTTACATTACCTGCTTCACCGACGGCTGGATCTGTAGTCGCTTTTAAAGATTATAATAAGACTTGGGATACAAACAATGTAACTCTTAACAGAAATGGATCAAAAATTGGAGGTAACACAGCTTGCGCTACATTAACCACAGAAGGTCAATCAGTAAGTTTAATTTATGTAGATGCTACTAGAGGTTGGATAGATATTCAAGATTCTACAGCAGATGTTATTGGAGAAGCCTTTGTTGTAGCAACTGGTGGTACCATTATAACTTGTGGAAATTATAAAATTCATGCTTTTACATCGTCAGGATGTTTTCAAGTCACTAAAGCTGGTCAAGCGTGTGGATCAAATAAAATTGAATATGCAGTAGTAGGTGGAGGAGGAGGTGGTGGAAGAGGACCAAGTTCACCTTCAGTTTTTGGAGGAGGCGGAGGTGGTGCCGGTGGTTTTAGAGCATCAGATGGAACAAGTCCAAGTGGTCCTTACACTGCTGGACCTTCACCAATAGTAGGATGCGTTGGAGCTGTTACAGCTTCAGTTGCAACTTTCCCAATTACAATAGGTGCAGGTGGAGCAGGAGGTGCTTCAAATAATAGTGGAGCATCAGGAAGTAATACAATATTTTCAACTGTAACATCAGCTGGCGGTGGTGGCGGAGGCGGTGGTAATGCTAATCCCGGAATAGATGGAGCATCTGGTGGTGGAGGTGGAACTGGCCCTAGTCCAGGAGTATCAACTAGACCAGGTGGAACTGGAAATACTCCACCGGTAAGTCCCCCTCAAGGAAATACAGGTGGAACATCAAATTATAAAACTGCTCAAAATTTCGCTGGTGGTGGTGGCGGTGGAATATTAGGTGTTGGTGTTAATGGAAGTGGTAACACTGGAGGAGTAGGAGGTCCTGGACTTGGAACTGCTATTATCCCAAGTTCTGCACCTACAGCACCTAGTTATGGTGCTACTGGACCATGTGCAGCTTTAAGATATTTTGCTGGTGGTGGAGGAGGAGCAGGATTAACTAATGACCAAACTGACCCTAATAGACTTCCAATAGCTGGTGGAGCTGCAGGAGGAGAATATCCAGCAGGTTCTGGGCTTACAAATGGAATATCTGGAATAGCAACTACAGGAGGAGGTGGTGGAGCAGGTAGTGTAACTGCTACTACTGGAAATGGTGGAGCTGGAGTGGTATTATTAAGATACAAATTTCAATAAAATAAATTATGAGTACAATTAAAGTAAACACAGTAACAAAAAGAACAGGTAGCACACTTACATTAGGTGAGTCAGGCACAACAGTAACTTTAGCTTGTGGTGCTACACAAACTGGATTTGGTAGAACAGGGACAGTTGACTGGTGTACGACTGCCAAGACTTCACCTTTTACTTCTGTAAGTGGTAATGGCTATTTCGTTAATACGACTAGCGGTGCGGTTACTGTAACTTTACCTGCAAGTCCTAGTGCTGGTGATATAGTTGCTATAGCTGATTATGCTTCAACTTGGCAGACTAATAATTTAACTTTGTGTAGAAATTCATCTAAAATTAATGGTACTTGTCAAAATGCAATTTTATTAACAGAAGGTGCGTCTGTTACTATGGTTTATGTTGATGGAACTAGAGGATGGAAGCAAGTTAATGATGGAACTTTAAATGTTTCAGGACAACCAGCTTATGTGACCGCAACTGGAGGAACAGTTACTACTTGTGGTGATTTTAAAATACATACATTTAATTCAGATGCAACTTTTTGTGTTAGTGCAGGTGGATTACCTTCAGGTTCAAACACAGTAGAATATTTAGTCGTAGCAGGTGGTGGTGGCGGTGGAGGACCAGGTAGATCAGGTGGTGGCGGAGGTGGTGGATACAGATTTGCAAGTTGTTTTTCAGTAACAGCACAAGGTTATCCTATTACAGTAGGTGGGGGTGGAGCTGTTGGTGATGGAACACCAACAAGTATGACACCAACAACAGTTAATCCTAATTGTGGTTCAAATTCAGTTTTTTCAACAATCACATCAACAGGTGGAGGCAGAGGTGGAATTGGAGGTTTTTCTACACCTGGAACTGTTTGCGGACATGGTGGTGGTGATGGAGGTTCAGGTGGAGGTGGAGGTACAGGTTGTGCTCAACAGGGTCCAGTAGGAACTGGTAACACTCCTCCAGTCAGTCCACCACAAGGTAACAATGGAGGTTTAGGTCAACCAGCTCCAGTAAATAATGCTGGGGGTGGTGGAGGAGGTGCTGGAGCAGTTGGAACTGCCGCACCTAGTTCAGGAGTAGGAGGAGCAGGAGGTGCAGGATCAAATGCTTCACCGATAGATTCAACATTAAGAGCTGGTGGCGGTGGTGGTAGAGGAAATACAACTGATGCAGCAGGAGGTCCAGGAGGTGGTGGCGGAAGTGGAACTGGTGCAGGAACTGTAAATACTGGCGGTGGTGGTGCTGGTGGTGGAGCTGCTGGGTCAGGAGTGGTAATAATAAAATACAAGTTTCAAAATTAATGAATTTACATAAGTTAAAAAATATAATATAAGGAGAACATTATGGCACATTACGCAAAACTAGGAGCAAACAATAAAGTTATAGCAGTTCATGTTGTAGCTGATAAAGATTGTCAAAATGCTGATGGTGTTGAAGATGAAGAAGTAGGAAGACAGTTTTTGGAAAGAATCCATAGCTGGCCTCTTTGGAAAAAAACATCTTACAATACACAAGGCGGACAACACAAAAATGGCGGAACACCTTTAAGAGGTAATTACGCAGGAATAGGTATGACTTATGATGAAGATAACGATATTTTCATTGGTAAGAAACCTTATGCTAGTTGGAATTTAAATACTTCAACTGCATCTTGGGAACCTCCAGTTGTTAAACCTAGTCTTACTGATGAACAACAGGCACAGAATGATGCTTTAACTCACGGATGGACGCATGAGTGGAATGAGTCTACAACATCTTGGGACCTAGTAAATACAGCAGAGTAATTCACTTGACATCATTATTGGAATTTATTACATACTAGACAGGTATGCAAAAGAAAGTATTAACTGAAGTTGATCTATATTTTGGTAAAGTAGCGATGCCAAAAGGCTTTGAGATAAATCGAGATCAAATAAGAAACGATATTATAGAATCTTTCATAAAACAAAAAAGGATTAATAATAATTCAAAGGCTTATGCTTTTGACGACTATGTTGTGCCTTTTTCACAACCATTGCAATGGACGCAAGATTATATAAGAGATCATTGGAGAGCTGAATACGGTAGAACTTTAGTTTTAAAAAATATGCATGGTAATGTCATGCACCCAAAAGAAAAATCTTGGACTAGACATCAAGTTGATCCTGTTGATTTACGTAACTCACCCGACTATACCTTAATCTATGGTGTTGATGTCAAAGAAGGTTCTTCAGAATGTATTATTGAATATGATGACAATAGAAGAAAAAATAGAACTTGGCACATACCTATAAAAAATAATGAATTTATAATGTTTCCAGCCACTAATAAATACTCTTTTTCTCCCAATACTTCCAACGGTTTAAATATAATTTTAACGATTAACTATGAATACATCTAATTATTTTTTTTGGAATAATTTATTTTCATCACAAGAAATAAAAAATATTAACTCTTTATTAAAAAAATATAAAAAAGAAAAAGAACAACCATCTTTAAAAGCTGAAGGTTCAAAAAAAACATCTAATGTTTATAATATTAAAATGAAACATTTGAGTAAATATTTGAACAAAGTTATTTCGAAAATTATAAAAAATAATCAAGACAATTATGGTTATGATTTATTTAAAATTGATGGTGAAGAATTATTAAATTACAATATATATAAACAGGGCGAACAATATGAATGGCACATTGATGCAGCTGGATTTAAATCTTCAGATATTAAACTAACTGCTTTAATAAATATATCTGATGATAGTTTTTCAGGAGGAAATTTTAATTTATTGGCCTCCAATAATCCTGTTTTAGTTCCTGAACTCAATAATCCAGGATCTATGATAATATTTAATTCTTTTATTTTACATAAGGTAGATCCTGTAATAAAAGGAACAAGAAAAACAATAACAATATTTATGAAAGGGCCCGCATTTAAATGAACATATCTAACTACTACTGGTACTTTGAATCTGTAATACCACCAAGAATTTGTGACATGATTGTGAAATATGGTAAAGCAGAAAAGAATAGAGAGATGATGGCCATTACAGGTGGTTATGGTAGAGATAGAGATTTAAACAAACAACCCCTTACTAAAGAAGAAATAAAAGATTTACAAAAGAAAAGAGATTCAAATATTGTTTGGATGAGTGATCGTTGGATATACAAAGAAATTCAACCCTACGTTAGAATGGCAAATGAAAACGCAGGTTGGAACTTTGATTGGGATTGGTCAGAATCTTGTCAGTTCACAATATATAAAAAAGGTCAATATTATGATTGGCATTGTGATAGTTGGGATAAACCTTATGCAGAAGAAGGCCCAACAAAAGGTAAGATTAGAAAACTATCTGTAACAGTTAGTTTGACAGATCCAAAAGAATACAAAGGTGGAGAGTTAGAGTTTGACTTTAGGAATTTAGATCCTGATAAAAAACCTAACATTAGGGCATGTACTGAAATATTACCAAAAGGCTCTTTGGTTGTATTTCCTAGCTTTGTGTGGCATAGAGTTAAACCAGTAACGAAAGGAGTAAGGCATAGTCTAGTAATATGGAATCTAGGTTATCCTTTTAGATAATATGATACAAGGCGGAAGTAATAAACCAAAAGGACATGTAGATTTTAAATCTGCATTTTATTTTCAAACACCAATATGGATTGCAGAAGCACCAATGTTTCTTAAAAATGCAATCAAGGTAACAGATAAATATATTAAGAAAGCTGATAAACTTCTTAAAGACAAATTAAAAAATGAACCTAAATGGAAAAAAGATATAGGAACATTTGGTTTATCTAAACATAGTGAAAGTTTTTCAAATGATCCTAAAATAAAAGATCTAGTAGAATTTATAGGTCAAAGATCTTATGAGTTTTTAGATTGGCAAGGATTTAATTTGCAAAACCATAGCTTACACTTTACGGAATTTTGGGTACAAGAGTTTAGTGAAAAAGGTGGTGGTCATCATGATACTCATGTTCATTGGAATCAACATGTATCAGGATTTTATTTCTTAAAATGTAGTGAGAAAACATCTTTTCCAATATTTCATGATCCAAGACCTGGTGCAGAAATGACTAAACTAGCTCCTAAAGACCCACCAAAAATTACAATGGCAACTAATCAAGTTCATCATAAACCTAATCCAGGAACAATTATGATTTTTCCAGGTTATGTCCCACATCAGTTTGCAGTAGATGCAGGAATAGAACCATTTAGATTTATACACTTTAATATTAAAGTTGTTGAAACCGCAATATCAAAAGAAAGGACTAATAAAAATGAGCTTCAAAAAAAATAAATATGTTGTAATTAAAGAGGCTGTACCAAAAGAGATAGCAACATTTGTTTACAATTATTTTTTGTTAAAAAGACAAGTTGCAAGAACTTTATTTGATCAAAGATACATTTCTAACTTTACAGAAGAATGGGGTACTTGGGCAGATCAACAAGTTCCAAATACATATTCGCATTATGCAGATGTAGCCATGGAAACTTTGTTAATGAGAACCTTACCTGTTATGGAAAAGAAAACAGGATTAAAATTAAATCCAACTTATTCTTATGCAAGAATATATAAAACAGGAGATGTGTTGCATAGACACAAAGATAGATTTAGTTGTGAAATATCTACAACATTAAATCTAGGTGGTGATCCATGGCCTATATATTTAGAACCTAAAAAGAATGTAGGTATACCTGATGGTAAAAAGATAACTGTATCTAGTCAAAACAAAGGTGTTAGAGTTAACCTAAAACCTGGAGATATGTTAGTTTACAGAGGTATGGAATTAGAACACTGGAGAGAAGAGTTTCAAGGCAACGACTGTTGTCAAGTATTTCTACACTATAATGACCAAAAGTCTAAAAATGCAGATCAGAATGTAAATGATCGAAGACCGCATTTAGGACTACCAGCTTGGTTTAAAAAGTGATATAGTCTTTAGATGGGAACAGTGACTCCACCACATACCTCACTGTTCCCTTTTAAGGAATTTTATGAGTTTAGGATTTGACGCAATATCAGCATTACCGTTCGCTACATCAGGACCTGATTCAGATGTAAACGTATCTGTATCAGCTAACCAATTAACTATTACAATTGGTAGTGTAGGTATTGTAGCTGATGCAGTTACAGAAACCTTAACAGCAAATCCATTAACTTTAGGTTTTGGTACTTTAAGCATTACAGGTACAGCTAATGTAAGTGTTACGGCAAACCCATTAACTATGGGTATTGGTACAATTACAGTAACGGCTGATTCCAATCATACGGTATCAGGAAATGCATTGACGCTGGCAACCGGAAATGTTACAGTATCAGGAACGGCACTTGTAGAACCAAATGGCAGTCCGCTAACATTGACTACAAAAGAGCCTGGTATAATTACGTGGAACGAGATTGTTCCGGGAGCAAACATGGTTTGGACACCAATAGATCCAAGTTAAAATTATGGCATCAACATATTCATCAGATTTAAAATTAGAAATAGTAACAACCGGTGAGAAAGCTGGTCTTTGGGGTACTATCACAAATACAAACTTAAAAATATTAGAACAAAGCGCTACTCC